CCGCAGCCGAATAGTCTGGCAGGGTTTTGAGCCATTTGGCGGTGTCGCCTGCGACTATTGATGTTGGCTCAGTGGTGGGTGTGGACATAGATGGGGTGCAGCGCTGGGTGCTTTGGCGGCCATTGGGCCACCTGCGGTGGTGAAATTTCTAGCCCTAAAACTTCACCTACTGGCCGCTAGATGAGGGGCGCCTGGCGTAGCTCTGCGGTGGCCATGGCCTGCTCAAACGCCTCGCTGAAATTGCCACTGAGGTCTCGGTCGACCACGCGTTTGGCAATGCCAAAAAAGTCTAGCCGCTGGCGGTAATTGGCTTTTTTCACGAATATGAGCACGGGTTTCAGGCTGCTGCCAAACCCGGTATTCACCCGCTGGTAGACGCCGGGGGGGAGGTGTTTGCCCTGGGGCGGGGTGCTGCTGACAGGGTTTACCCAATAGGTGAAACCGTAGGTGCCCTTTTTTTTGTTGCCCTTGGCCAAGCGGGTAATGGTTTTGCTGTCGGCCTTGTTGTAGCCCGCCTCGCTGTAGGTTTGCAGTACGTTCAATAGCTGGGTGATTTGGCCCTGGCTCATGTTGCCAAAGGCGTCCAGGGTGGCGGCGGCGCCTGGCACGGCGTTCCAGCCGGGGGGCAGGATGCCTGCGTTGTAGAGGCGCGCTTCCATGGCCTTGTAGTGGCGGGGGCCGCCAAAAACGTGCGGCTCGAGCATGCTGCGGGAGGATTCGACGCTGTTTTTGTCTTTGTAGGCCAGCTCGGCGTCCAGCTTGGTTTTGGTGGCGTATTTGATGCGCAGGCTGTTAATCACCCACGGGGTGGGTTTGTCAAATACGCGCTGCATTTCGGTTTGCAGCTCGCTCTTCACCTGCTCGGCGGTTTTGTTGAGGGCCAGCATCATGGCGTAGGTCGCCTGGCGGGCTGACTGCTCGTAGGCGGCCAGCACTTCGTCGGCGTTCATGGTGATGTGCATGGCCGGGCGCTACCGCTTGATGATTCCGATGATGCGCCGGGTGCTTAAGCCCTCGGTGCGGCTGATTTCGGCCAGGCGCACGCCCTGCAGGTAGGCGCGCTCGATGCGGCTGTTGCGCTCGTCTAGCGCCTGCGGGCTGGTGCGGCGCACGGTGCTGACGCGCTGGCCACCCCAGGCCTGGCGCATTTCCAGCTCCAGCGCCCTGGCGATTTGTGCGTCCATGGCGTGGCGCTGCACGGCGCGGTGCACGAAGTCGCTGATGATGTCGCGTTTGTTGCTGCTGCTGGCTACCATGTGCGGGGTCCTTTTTGCTGCTGGGGATGGGTGGCGAATGGGTTGGGGCGGTTGATGGGTTTGGCGGTCGCGGGTTCTGCGGCCACGACCGGCTCGGCCTGCTTTACCAGCTGGGCACGCAGGGCGGCATCTATGCGCGCCCAATCGGTGGCGGTGTAGCGGTGCAGGCGCAGCTCGGGGTGGTGGGCGGCGGCGTAGGCGTAGACCCAGGTGTCTAGCGGCTCATTGCGCAGGCCGCGTTTTTTCTCAAACCGGTTTTTGGCGGGGTTGTAGGTTTCAGACACCAGCCCGCTGAAAAACTCGGGGCCTAGTTGGTCGGAAAAATGGCACAGGCGGGCGTCGGTTTGTTTTTCGGTGTCGGTAGACAGGCGGCTGTATAGCCAGTGCTTGGCGGCCACGGTGCCTACCTGGTAGACCATGACGCCGCGCTTATCGCTGCGGCCACGCCAATCGACGTCCATCAGCTTACCCTTGCCCAGGATGGGGGCGTTGTTGGGCACGGCGCCGAATATGGCCATGGGCCTGCGCACGCGGCGCTGGCGTACAAAGTCTTTCACGGCCTCGGTGCGGTGGCCGCCGGCGTCATTGGCATACGCCTCAATGCGCAGCTGGGCGCCGCTGGCGTGCAGGATGGGGGTGTTGAGCAGCTGGGTGAGGCTGGTCCATACCTCGTCGTTGGCCGGGTCGCCGGGCAGCTCCACATAGTCAATGGTCCAGAATGCCATGCCACGGCCCCAGCCTACGATGTGCACGGCCAGGCGGTTGTCTTGCGTATCCACCCCGGCGGTGACCACCAGCACACCCTCGGGCGCGGTGCGCAGGGGGTAGGCCTCGGCCCGGTCGGCAATGGCGTTGTGTTTGACGGCGCGCATGCTGGGGTCTTCCCAGGCCTCGGCCAGGCGGTCGTTTACAAAGGTTTTGAGGCGGGCTGGGTCATTCTGCGCGGCCAGCCACATTTCCACCAGGTCTGCCCACCGTGGCCCCAGGCCGATCTGGTAGTACAGGCAGTTGATGTGGTAGCCGCGCATTTTGGCGCCGGGGTTTTCGGCCACCCACTGGCCAGCGGCGATCATGGTGGTTTTGTGGTGCTCGTCAATCACCGCGCCACACTCGCGGCAGACGTAGTGCGCGGCGTGGCCACCGGGCGACCAATGCAGGCCCGACCATTCCAGCGGCTGCAGCTCAC